GCTCTTGCAGAACCAAACTGTAATGTACCTCCAAAGAAACTCACTCCAGAATTAACTAACGTTCCTGGATTAAGTCCTACGTTACCGAAGGTTGCTAATGAAGTATCTAATAAACCTAAACGTAGTTTATTATATTGACCAAAACCATTTCTCATATTGGACCCCAGATGCTTGCTTTTTTAAGTATATCAGTGATGTTAAGTAACTTACTCATGATGTCGGTGTTTAATACTTCATCATCTCCATTAGAAATTTCAAGAGATGTCATCTCCGAATGAAGCATTGTATTGCCACCAAGAAATGATAAATCCATCTTAGCAACAAGTTCTGTATTAGTTGAATCGACTTTAAAACTAGGTGAATTTATGTACACCTGCTTCTTACCATTAATAGATACTGTCCCATCACCATCATTAGTGTTTATTTTAACATTATTTCCCTCTAAAATCAAGTCTCCATTTAATGCTCTCAAATATATGACACCATTGTCTGCATGTAATCCAATAGCAAGAGCTTCAGTAGTGGTATCATAACCAGACATTATCTCTATAGATGAATTGGATTTTACTTTAGCATTACCTTGCTTATAAAAAGAAACTCCCTGCTGAGTATCAGTAGTCAAAGCAAACTCACCAAAACCATGACCCATACTTTCATAATTAGAAACTATTTCAAATCCAGGTCTACCCATTCGGAAGTATTCTTTTACTTCTTCCTTAACTATATCTTTTACTTGTTCTTCTGTTAATGCCATTATACACAATCAATAACACTTGTTATACCAACTAATGGTTTGACAGAATCATCCACTCTAGATTGATTAATATCCTTCATTATAGGAAGAATCTCAGCACCATAGCCAGTATTGCTATTTATTGAGATTCTTGGCATCGATGTGAACTCGAAACTGAAATCAGTTGGAAGATCTACCCCAATTATACTACCATTACCTGTTACTGGCAAGTTAGTTATAGTAGTAGTTCCAGTACCAGTCCCACCACCTGGAGTTCCTCCACCTGTTCCACCAGTTCCTGTCCCAGTTCCTGTCCCAGTTCCTGTCCCAGTTCCTCCACCATTACCACCAACTGGAGTTCCTCCACCAGGATATGTACCAGTGTCAAAACCAGTAGGGTTAGAAGGTTCAATAATGATTGTATCACCTGATGTATATCCAATACCTGGTTTTCCAGGATATAATCCAGTAACTATTCCCACTGCATCACCACCACAATAACCATATCCAGATGATGTAATAACCACACTTGTTATACTACCACCAGCACTGACTAGTGGTGTTGCTTGAGCACCCTTTCCATGATTTGTATTATCAATAATAGCAACTGATGTCTGTTCATCATATCCAAAACCACCTTTAACTACTTCAACAGAAAATACTCTACCATCCAATCCAACTTTTGCTTGTAATTCTGCACCAACACCTACTCCATTTGCTTCGGCTTTAGGAGGAATGCATATATTATACTTGAATCCTGGTGGCATAATAATTATATCATCTTGACTTGTTGGATCATTAGTCTTATTGTTACAATCCCCAAATTCAACACTATAATTTCCAAACAATGACATCAATGAAATAGCACTTTCAATAGACCCAAGACCACCATTCTTCATCTTATCAGCATCCTTTCCTGCCAATTTTTTAACTGAATTTATAATATCAAGAACACTTACCTTACCAACAGTATTCTTTTCCAATGTAGCTAAGTCACCACCAGCAATTGCCTTTGCTAATTTATCTTTACCGATATAACTTTCAACATCATCCAACTTACTTTGTATTCCTTTAAAGACATCAACTTTATCTAATGCTTCCTTCCAACTATCTGTTTTCTTCTTCAGTGCTTTGTTTCTTGACGATACCCACTCACTTGGTTTGTCACACTTAAGAGCATCGCAATCAAGGAAAGAAAATATTTTTCTTGCTAATGCACTAACATTTGATAGAACCTTTGATATATTTGCTAGACCGCCAGTTAACCAATCAATACCTTTCAAGATAGGACCAGTAAGATCCTCAATCAAGTTCATTGCCTTTGCTAAGATACCAGATACAAACTGTTCTGCAGCACATAAAGGAGCATTAATAGTCCTACCAATCAAATTACCAAGCATATTACCAAGAAAGTCTTTCAACTTATCCATAACATTACCAAATATACAATAAAGTAATGCAAGTATCTTCTTCGTTGCTTTAGATGATAGAGGGCCTAGAAGAAAGTCTGCTGGATTGATCTTCTTTTGTAGAGCAGAGAAGATCTTAAACATACTAAGAACTTTAGATACCAACCCATCTCTAAGATTATTAATAACACCCTTCATAATGCCAGCAATCTGCTTAGACATCTGCTTGATTTTAGATTTCATATTAACCAACTTATTGGTAATAGGATCTATGAAATCATTTGCTGCTTGCTCAAGACCATTAATATAGGTAACAAAATCTTGAAGTTGCTGCACCATCTGGCCAATTGCATCATCTCCACAAAGACTAGGTGGTGTCCAAGATTTAGTTGTGTCTTTCTCTAGTCCATCAGTACCAGCAGCAGATCGACCACCAGGAAAAACAGTACTTCCTGTGATAGTATCGTATGCCTTATCAGCAAAGTTATCAATTTTTTTTAATACACCTGTTATCGTTGGTGAGTTTTTAGATATAGGTTCAGTTTCTGGTGTTGGAACTTTAGTTGCTGTAATGTTTGAATTTGGTACTTGGAATGGTTGAAATCCAGAAGACTCTTCTGAAAATATCTCTGACTCTCTTATACTTGCCTTAATCTCTCTGTGCTTATGCAACAACCCCATGATCACTGGTTGTTGTGCTTCTTCACCATCAAGGAAGAATCCAATACATGTCTCTCCTCCAGCAAGAGCCATCGTATCACCCATTCCACCTTGCCCACTACCAGTAGTAGCATCCAACATTACTTGAGCCCAAGGAAGATCATCTTCCTTTAAAGTTGCATCCCAAGGATGATAACCAACTATCCTAACCTTACATCTATGTGCAAGATTACCTTTCTGAGAAAGGAGAGAACTTTTTTCTGTATCTTTCCAGTACTTAGGATGAGCGACTCTACCTATCCACCAGGTAAAGCCGTCCCTCCCAACTACTCCAGATTTAAAAAGAGTTTCTTCAATCATTCGTCGTATACTCTACACTCAAATGCATCTGGATGATTCTCACAATAAACTTCAAGATGTGAATCTTCATGTCTTGTATGATAATCATTTATAGTAGCATCATTCTTATCTACTTTTTCATCTTTATGATATTCATCATAATAAGCATGAGAAGTTTTTAAATCTTCTTCACTGTACTCTAACATCCCATGATTAATATGCTCCTTATGATCCTTTGGATCGAGATAAACTTCATGTTCTAAGTCGTGTTTGATGGTCATAAGTCCTCCTAGTTGTCGGGTCCGTATAGTCCATAAGAATCTCTCATCAATTTGAGAGATGTTGTGTTTTGATTAGGCACAAATGAATGCCTTAGTTCTCTAATTAAATAGAGTCCACTTGTTTCAGGATCAAATTCACTTGCTTTTCCAGCATCAGTAGATCTTCTTTGTGGGAAATTACATTCAATGATATCTCCTACTTTAAGATTTGTGTTGCATGGAACTAAAATATTTAGTGCCTGAGTGAACAATAAATTATATCTAGAAAAGGATTTCGCCATATCAGCTTCATCTCTTCCACTTTCCTGAGGTTCTGATTTGTTTGCAAGACCTACCTCAAGCGTACCATGATCTGAAACTCTTGTCAATACTCTGGATGGAGAACTACCAAAAAGTTCTGCTGGTGTATCCATTCCTTTCTTACCAAGTGATGCTCCTCCTTTTGTTTCTTTATTTAAGTCATACTTATATACATTTACTTGGTCGGTATTCCGATCATAAATCCAAGTTATATTGGAGTACATTCCAACTCTTAATGATTTTCTTATATCAATATTTTTGTCCCAGAAAAATTTAATAATTTCTAATGGAGATTTATGTTCTTCTATTGCTCCACCAAAAGTATATGATAGTATATTTTTACTATCAGCACTTGATTTTCCTGAGTTAGTAGGTGATACTAAACTCTCAATACTTTTGAAATGATACCCATCCTTATTTTCATAGAATAAAAATCCTCCAGTTCCTTTCGCCTCTCCAATCTTTGTTCCTTTTACCTTTACGTCTTTAGGTTTTGGACTAACACCATGATTTCCTGTTACTCCTTTTGGGCCTAACCATTGCAAGGTATGAAATGGTTTTTTATTATTACCAATAAAAGTATATGCATTAGCAGTTGTTTCTATATCACTAATATCCTTTGGTGTTTGTAATGTATTCTGTAATATATCTTTGACATGTGAATCTATTGAAGTCTTATTATATTTTTTTAAGCACCGTGAAGTTTCATTAGTAAGATAATCTCTAGTAATTAAATGTAATGTAAAAGTTTCATTAGTTTTATCTGATCTTAAATCACTTACTTTATAGACATACAGTGCATCATCACCCTTAAGAGTAAAGGGTTTCTTTGAATCCTTTACGACAATCTCAAATTCAACCTTCTCACCACCACGTATTGGCAACTCATTAAACAAACTAGCACTAGAAAATACCTCCAACTCAACAGAAATACTAGGTTCTAAAATGTTTTCAAAGTATGCTATCGAAAGAATAGAATTGGATATATCAGTAGCTTTCTCACCACCAAGAGGAGTGATAGACACCTCATTGATGACTACTCCTGCTACTAATTCCTGTCTATTTGGTAATCTTGAAATCATGATGATAATTTCGTAAGAAGTATACTAGTCCATACACTATTTAATACCTGATTTTCAGGAGCACCCATAACACCTATTTTAGTTTTACCAGGTATAGGAAGTGGTATGATACCACCACCTTGCTGTCCACCACCTTGCATTGGTTGTTGTGGTTGAGGTGAAGAAGCAACAAGTACAGTCTCATCATCATCTACAGGAGGTAAAGTACTTTCATTTATTTTCTTTACTCCTCCACGGAATCTTGTTTTCTTATTAAATGCGGTTCTCTTTTCCTCTTTATTTTTCACAGTATCTTTGTTGTCAGTGTCATCACTCTCTGCACCCTTAATTCTTTTCGACTTAATACCAACTGAAGATTCTAATTTTGCAACGTGCTCATCTAGTTTCTTCATACTATCAAAATACTTCTTAGTAGATTTCTCTTTCTCTTCTACAATTTTTTGTACTTCATTATCATCAGGTTCTCCTTCAAGTTTCTCTGATTCCTTTTCTTCATTAGTCTTCTGAACTTTATCAGCACCAGTAGTCTTATCTGTTATCCAAGTAGCACCCATACTACCAGCAATACCACCAGCAAGTCCACCAAGAACACCACCTATAGCAGTACCAGGCCCTGGCCCAAAGAATGTACCAATCACTGCACCCATCTTTGCACCAGCAGCTGCACCTGCTAATCCACCACCAGTACTAGCAGCAGTACCTGCACCAGCTTGAAGATTAGTTTGTCCTGTCTTCTTCCTGTCAGAAAATTCCCATGCAGAAAAAGCAGCAGTCAATAATGCATTTGATTTTGATATTCCTTTTATACTTTTAAGATTTTTCAACAAACCACCAGGTGGTTTCTTTGGTATTAATTTACTCTTAGGAATAATAGGAGCTTTACCAGGAGTAGATGATGTTATCTTACCACCCTTCACCTTCACTTCAGGTTTAATTCCTTTACCCTTTAAAGTGTTACTCTTTATATTTGTTTTTGGTTTTATATTTGTTTTTGGTTTTATATTTGTTTTTGTTTTTGTTTTTGGTTTTATATTTGTTTTTGTTTTTGGTTTTATATTTGTTTTTGGTTTTCTATTAAAGAGTTTATTAAGTCCTATCCCACCTAGTAAAGCACCACCACCTATTGCTCCCCACTTTGCAACATTCTTAGTAGGTTCAACAACTTGTTCATCAAACGATCCTGGGTCTGCAAGTTCAGCAAGAAATATATCAAATGCTGAGTCTGTTAATCCAGCAACATTTAAACTCTTTAGTAACCCTCTTTTATCTGGTATCTTTACTTTCTTTAATTCTTCACCTGCAGAACCAATAAATCTTACAAATGTTTTACAGTCTCCAACCTTTCTAAAAGTTAATGACTTAACCTTAGTAATAGAAGGAGTGGTCTTAATTCTCTTTGCAGCAATTTCAATATCACCTGCTGTGGCAGCACCACCTCCTCCTGTATTTGATCCTCCTCCACCTTTAACAAAATTAGTTGCACCTTTTGCTTTTGCTTTAGACCATGTTCCTCCTTTTGCCATCTATCTACCCCACAATATTATAAATCATTCTTGTCTCAAGTGATGCATAACTATCTGATTTAGATGTAGAATTAAAAGGAATGTCTGGAGAAGTACCAGAACCACCATCACTACTCTTAATTTTTTGCTGACCCCCGACACTAGCAGTATTACCTGTGACACCTGGCATAGGAAGCATTACTACCTTAGGTTTTTTATTTTTAGCAGTTGGTATAAGAAGTTTTCTAGGCTCTGCTGCTATCATCTGAGTGTCTATAATAGTATTAACACTCTCAGATTCCATGATAGATGTAATAGTTTCTTTAGTAGAGTCACTTAAGTTTGCAAGTTGTTTTCCTTTTAATGGATTAATAAGTCTAAGTAGTGCTCCAAGAATAGCAAATGCTTCTAGAGTTTTATCAGACCAACCACCAAACCTATCCACAATACTACTGAACTGATCAGCAAATTCTTTTCCTATACCACCAGTTGCACCTGGTTCCTTTTTACCACCACGAGTAAGACCAAAGATAGCAGCACCACCAAGTAGAACACCTGCAGCAACTTTACCAGGCGTACCCATATTTTTAAGTCCTTGAGTTGCTTTGGTTAATAAGTTACCTTTAGGTTTAATTTTTTTAACTTTATCAATTCCCCTCTGAAAAAAGTTTGGTTTCTTTGCCTTTTTAACAGTATCTCCTACTGATGATGTTGTAATATCTTTTCCACCAGAGGTACTAATCTTTGGTTCACCTTTAGGTGTTTGTTTTATATTAGTTTTTTGATTTTGTATATTAGTTTTTTTAGATGTAGTAATATCCTTTCCACCAGAAGTAGTAATCTTGTTCTGACCTTTAGTTTGTTTTATATTATTTTTTTGATTTTGATTTTGTATATTAGTTTTTTTATTTGTCTTACCAAATCTATCTTGAGTACCAGTAATTCTAGGATCTTTACCACGTATCCTATTAAATCCAGCACCAACCCAATTTTTCAGTCTACCTAATTGAGTAAGAAGTAGAGTAGCAATACCACCTATTGCTCCACTAATTACATTTCCTAAAAGACCTCCTCCTCCACCGCCACCAGCGGCTAAACCTGAACCCAACTTCGCAGAGGATGCTCTTAGTAATCTTGCTACTTCAAATGTTTCTACATAAGTATCTCTTAATATCTTTAAGTTCTTTGTAAGAATCTTTTCGGTCTTTTCATTTCCAAATGTACTTACAAAATCTCTAACTACATTACTTCTCTCACCTATATTACCTTTAGGTTTTATGTTTTCTATCTGTGCTCCAATCTTTGTTCTTATTGGTCTAATATTATTAGCACCTACAATAGAATTTTTGCTGTTACTTCCTTTGACAAAACTTACAGCACCAGATAAAGAGCTCCCACGAGGTTGAGAACCTCCTAGAGAAGATACATTGGAACTGGTAATTGCCATTTAATTATTTGCCTGTTGTGCTTTTAGGTTTTCTTCTTCAATATATTGATTCAAAAGTCCGAGATATATATCTCTTTCCCAAGGCATCATGTGTTCAATCTCAGTTAAGCTGTATTTATGGTGTTGCATCAAAGCGAAGTTTAGTTTGTAGTATGACTCAAGATCAATATGAGCCATAATTACTCGAAAAAATCGGATAAACCCTCCAACGTAACTTCACTTTCAACTTCAGTGGTTGGATTAATCACTGTAAATGTATGAGATAACTTAGGCATCGTTGCAAAGAACTCTTCAATCTCTTTAAACTGTTGACTGTTCAAAGACTCCACCCACTCTTTAAGTTCTTTCTTAGTACAATCAGATGCAGCCCATACTTCATCATCATCATATACTATGTCAATAGATGAAGCAACAATATCAAAGGTTTGTTCGGTAGTAGTTTCATCAGTACCAAAATCAAAATTAGATTGAATGAATCTATCTAATGATGGGTACTTCATCTTAAGAGTAAGTTTACTATCAAGTTTAATTTCATTCTTGTGCTTCTTATCTTTCTTCACTTCAATCTCATCAATATAAATCTTAACTGGAACAGTAGTCTTCTCATCATCAGGACAAGTAACTACTATATCAACTGCTTCTCCTACAGATTTGCCACGAATATTTAAAAAGATATATTCAATATCAAATGTAGGAAGTTCTTCTACCTTCACTCCACGAGTCTGAATACATTCTTTCAAAGTTGATTTAATGGCACTAGTAATCTGTTTCATGTCTTGACTTTCTAGTGCAAGAACTAAAATTTTTTCTTCTCGTACAAGAAATGGTCTATATTTTATTTTCTTCCCAGTCGATGGTAAGACCAACTCATAAGTCGGGGTAGATATTTTTGGTAAAGGCATAATATTTTATTCAGTATTTTATATAGGGAGGTTAAGAAGCGTTTTCTGCTTGCTTATTTGCCTTTTCATCTTTATTGTCACCACTACCAACATCGAATATAGTTTCAATGAAACCACCAGCAGCAATAGTAGCAGCATCCTTAATAGTCATACCAAAATCTTCAGCAATAGCACTTGCTTGAATGGCTGTTTTCTTCTGTTCAATGTATTCATCTTGTGCTTCAACCAATTTATTTCTCCTCTTCCTTATAGCAGAGTCCATAACTCCTACATGATCCTCAGTACCAAACTTACTATTACCTTTCACATTATCTTTGAGAGTAATGTATCTAGTATATCCAAAGATCACACTTACTTTTAATACAGTACTACCTTCATAACTTAAAGGAACAGCAGTAACTTGTTTAGGAAATGCATCTATAAATTTATATGTTAATAGATCTTGAGCATTAAAATTAGTAGAAGATTGATTTGGATTCTTTATAAAGTTTCTTTCAAATTTTGTAATAGCAATTTCTCTTTTATAATTATTAGGATACCTCATCCTGTAGTACGAATTACGATCTGCAAATCCTTGTTGACCATCGTACCCACCAACATATTTTCCTCTCTCATCATACAATGGATTAACATAGTTCATCCACTCTTCAAACATACGAAGTATATTATATTTTTCATCAACATAGAATGTAACTTCAAAATCAGGAAAGATTCTTCTAGTAGCATTATACTCAAGCATACCCTGCATTGCTCCAGGTTGCTCAGTAATATCAAAGTTTGCTCCTGGAAGCATTGCTTCTGATGCAAAGAAATCATATGTATAATTACTCGATTCATTCTCATCAAACACACCTGTCTTAGTCAAGTGTTGTTCTAAACTATCTTGAAGCAGTATTGTTCTCTGTAAAAATAAAGAAACTTTATATTGACTACTTACTGATAATCCTTTAAACAAAGTCTGAGCTGACGGTATAACTCCATTCCCATCAGAAGTAGTTCTAGGATTAGTTACTTTTAAATATATTGGATCAACGAATTTTGACATCTAAATACTCTTATTAATTAGTTATCCTATACTATGTATGTCATATAATGGAAAATATAAGCCAAAACATCCTAAAAAATACAAAGGAGACCCAACAAACATAGTTTATAGGTCACTTTGGGAAAGAAAATTTATGAATTATTGTGACCTGAATGAGAATGTTAATGAATGGCAGTCAGAAGAATTCTTTATTCCTTATCGTTCTCCTCTTGATAATAGAGTACACAGATACTTTCCAGACTTCTTTATTAAATACAGTGATAGGTCTGGTAAAAGAAGGGCAATGGTTGTAGAAATAAAACCAAAGAAAGAAACAAAGATGCCTCCAGTAAATCCAAAGAAAAGAACAAAGTCGTGGGCGTACTCAGTAAAAATGTGGGCAATCAACCAAGCAAAATGGAAAGCAGCAAAAGAATATTGTAATGATCGTAACTACGAATTTAAAATTATGACAGAAGATGATCTAGGTATCAAGTAATGCCAAGGAAAACTTTAGCAGAAAGAAGAGCAAGAGATGCTGCACGGAAAGCAGAACTAGCAAATGATACTACCATTGGTGGAAGAATATTTGAGAGATCTACATCAATTCCTGGTACTGATGCAGACTGGTTTGCCAATGAATTATATACAGAACTGTCTGCTATATCCGAAGAAAGATTTCCAGAAGTAGGTGACTTATGTTACTTCTCATACTCTGCAGCATTCGGTGACAAATATCCGTGGTGGGATCGTAGACCACTAGCATATATCATAGATATAACCAACCAACATATCCTTGGTGCTAACTTACACTACTATAGTCCTGAAATACGTTCATCAATTGCTGGTTCCCTCATAAATAAAAGAGAAGCACGTTTACCAGATAAAACATTACATAGATATTTCATTACTAATATCAATGGTTTGTTTATTATTCCAGAAGATTCAGAAGAGTGGTCTGACATTGCAAAATTAGTAACAGAAAAGTTTGTTAATAAATATGGTATGGTATCACCAGAACAAGTTTGGGATAGTCCTTAATGGCATATAGCAAAATAGCATCATCTAGCCCACTAACAACTACTACCACTGATGGTAAGAGGTTAATTAATGCTTACATAGAATATGAGGCTACAAGTGGAAATACAAGAGTAAAAATAACAGGTGCTACTCATTTTGATTTTGGTAGAATAGTCAAACCACTTATGATTAATGGCAAGTGGACTACATATGCAAAAGATATTATGTCTGAAGCATCTATGACTGAATGGGAACCCATAATAAAGACATCAATAAAAAAAGCACATAAGAATTGTGGGTCTAATAGTAATAATTGTAAGTTAGCAGGATGGGTTGGTGGAGATAGCACCAGCAGTACTACTGGAAGTGATATATCAAATGAATTAGGAGCAAATGGTGGAAGTGGTGATGATGTAAATTCGGATAGATTACATATTAATAATTTCTCAACAGTAACTAAGGATACAATCAAAGCATTAATGCCAGAAGGTGGTTCTTTAAATTATCCAACAGATGCACTATACAAAAGAAATAATGCAACTGGATTTAACCAAGATCATGTAAGAATAACACAGTACAGTTACCGACCACCAAGAGCAGATCTGGTTAAAGCAGGACAACCTCAAGCAATAAAAAACTTTACTTTAGGTGTAACAAGAACATCACCTCTAAAAGAATTTCTTGGTATGGTTAAGTTACCAATGCCAACTGATATTAATGATTCCAATAATGTCAGTTGGGGTGAAGATACAATGAATAATTTATCTGCTGCAGTAACCTCAATGATAGGAGCTGATCCTATGGGAAATGCCATAGCAGCTGCTGCTGGTAAAGGAATTTTTGGAAGTGGCGGTGGTGGTATTATGATTAAAAATATGCAAAGTTTACTGGAAAATGTACCAGAAATAAAAGGGAGTGCTAGTGCATCTGCCCTAGCAAGTAGTGCTGTACAATCTAGACTCTTAGCACAATTAGGATTTCAAGTTAGTCCAGAAGATATACTAGCAAGAGGTAGAGGAGTTATACCAAATGCTAACTTAGAATTATTATTCAATGCACCTACTCTTAGGGAGTTTCAATTTGCATGGAAAATGACACCAAGAGATGCATTGGAAGCAAAAAGAATTAGAAATATAATAAGATTCTTTAAACAAGGAATGGCAGCAAGAAAGATAACAGGTAAAGCAGGGGCAGCGTCAATGTTCTTGGGTACTCCTAACGTATTCAACTTACAATATAAAACAAATCATGAGTTAGATATTGCTGGTGTAAATAGACTTAAGACATGTGCAGTAACTGGATGTGCAATCAACTATACTCCAGATGGAATATGGAGTGCTTATGAAGATGGTCAACCAGTAAGTACAGTTATGTCATTGAGAATGCAAGAACTAGAACCTCTATACGATACAGATTATCAAACACCTGATGATGAGCAACAGTTTAGTGATAGACCTGCAGAACTTATGGGTAGTTCCAAGGGGAATCAATTACATCCTATAGATATCAATGAGGTAGGGTACTAATGGCATACTTCAGAGAATTACCAGAAATAAATTACGTTTCTCTTCTACCCAATAGGAATAGAAATGATGAAAGAATTCTGGTAAAAAATATATTCAAACGAGCAAAACTAAGACAAGATCTAAATCAAAGTATAACTGTATTTGATTACTATCAAATAGAATATGATACAAGACCAGATACTGTTGCCCATGAGGTTTATGGTGATTCAGAATTAGATTGGGTCATATTAATTACAAATAATATTACAAATCTTAGAGATCAATGGCCTATAAGTCAAAATGATCTTCATAATTATATGGTAGAAAAATATGGAGAGACTGGAATTACAGGTGTGCATCACTATGAAACCACAGAAGTAAAAGATCAATACTCTAGAATACTTCTTAAATCTGGTCTAGTAGTAGATCCAGATTATAAATTTAGATATACTTACCGAGGTGTTGGTGGAAGTGAAGATAGAACAAGTCACGTTATTGAATCAAATCCAGTACGAGTAATCACCAACCTAAATTATGAACAAAGAAAAAATGATGCTAAGAGACAAATAAGAATCTTAAAACCAGACTTCTTATCAGCAGTAGTACAGGATCTAAGAAACGTAATGAAATATAATAGATCTACGCAATATATTAATAACGAAAAAGCAGAAAGTTATAACCCAAGATCGTCTGGAGTATAAAAAAAGACCCCCGAAGGGGTCTTTTCTTTTAGGAATTAACTAGATTAGCAAAGTAACTCAGTGATTCATCTTCATCCTCATCGGAAGAACTTGATGCTACTGGTTCAGGGGTACGAGTAGGAGTAGGTTCAACAAAACTACCTCTACCACCATCTTCATCATCTAACTCTTCATCAAGTACAGGTCTCTTGACTGGTTGATTCAGACCGAGAACATTCTCAAGACGAGTCTTAAGAGCCTCATAAGACTTGAACTTGTCTGGTGCAGTAAACTCATTAAGATCATACTGTTTGTTGTAGACCTCTTCTAGTTTTGCATCATCATCAAAAAGAGCACTTGGTCTATCGAACTCAGACTTATCATAGTTCTGATAACCTTCTACTCTACGGATCTTCAACTTGAAGTTTGCACCACTCCAGAAATCAAATGGATTGATTGCTGTCTCATCTGCGAACTCAGGCTTCATTGCTTCCTGAATCTTATCAAAGATCT